GTAAAGCCCGCGCACTGGCGGACGCGCAAAAGCGCTACCAGGGCGTGGTCGATCTGGATCAATGGGGCAACGCCATCTTTGCCGACGAAGCGGCGGGACGCGCAGCCAAGGCTCAATTGCTGACCCAGCGGCACGGCGACAAGACCATCGAACAGATGCTGCCCCAATACGCGGTTTCGGACTACTCGGGCAAGGCCAATCATGCCAAGTACGCCGCAGGCATCTACCAGTTGGCCGCCAGCCGCGGCCTGGACCTGCATGGCAAGAAAATCAAGGACCTGACTCATCCGGAGTTCGAGGCCCTGATGGACGGCATGAAGAAAATAGAAGGCTTCAAGGCCGGCAAGGTGGAAGTCAGTGGCGCGTCCGGCATCAGCGCCGTATCGCCATCTTCTGCCGAGCCCCACATCACGCCGCCGGCCAAAGCGACCATCGCCGCCAAACCGGCTGAATCTGCTGGCCCAAGCGCGGCAGCGGCCAAGCCGGCAACTCCGGCCAAAAAATCCGCGCCGACCGGTCAAGCCACACCTGCTCTCGGCAATACAGCCGAATCTCAGTTATCCGCCTTGGTAGGCCAACTCAGCGCCGCGCTGGCGCAGCTGGCGCAACCGATACGCGTAGTCGTCGACGTCCAAAACGGCAATATCGTCGCCGCCGTCAACGCCGCCAATAGCAAGCAACAAAGGAGGAATTGATGTTCAGCCTCAATGTATCCGCAGGCACCCCATCCGCCGGCGCCCTGGTGGACGCCAGCTTTCGCGGCGTGCGCTTCGACTGCCTGAAAAGCGTGGACAGCGCGCAGCGCGACCAGGCGCTGCACGAATATCCGTACAAGGATGGCGCGGACGTGGAAGACCTGGGCCGCAAGGCGCGCAAGGTATCGCTGTCCGCCATGTTCTGGGGCAATAACTACCAACGCCGGCTGCGCGAGCTCGTCGCCGCGCTGGATGCCGCCGGCCCCGGCGAGCTGGTGCACCCGGTGTTCGGCAGCATGCCGCAAGCGCAGGTGCTGGATTACCAGATCAGCCACGACGCCGACGCGCCGGACTCCTGCACAGTGGACATCAACTGGGTGGAAGCCACGCCGGGCAATCCGTTTTTCGCCGCCGGCGCCGCCCTGCCGCAGGCGGAGGCCATCTCGTGCCAGGTCGACAAGCTGCGCCAGATGGCCGGCGAGGCTTTCTCCAAAGCGCAAGGCGTGGTGGCGACGGCCAAGGGCGCGCTGGGCCGGGTGGCCGCGCTGCGCCAGCAGCTCACCGCCACGGTGGGACAGCTGGCGAAAATGGCCAACCAGGCGGTGGCCCAGGCCACGGACCTGCTGGCCTATCCGCAGGCCTTCGTCGCCCAGGCCGCCCAGTTGGTGGACGCGGCCGCCAATTGGCGCCTGGATCGACAAGTCGATCTGGGCCCGCTGCCGGCGCTGAAAACCGCCGCCGCGCTGCCCTCCGCCACACTGGCCGACTGGAAAGCGCTGCGCCGCCGCCTGGAAAACCTGCCGGCCACGGTGCGCCAGAATATCGCCCCGCTTGCCGCCGGCGCCTCGCTGTCGGTCTGGGCCGATGACCAGCGCCGCATCGACGCCATGTTGCAGCTGCAAGTCTCCACCAAACTGGCCGCCGCGGCCGCCGGCATCTTTCAAAGCGAAGCGCAAAAGCCGACGCTGACGCCGCCGGCGCTGGAGCAGATCGCCGGCGACGTGCGCGCCTCGCTACAAGCCACCATCGACCAATGGCGCGCCGGGATGGCGTCCGCAGACGCGTATCCGGTAGTGGACGGCCTGCGCACGCTGGGCCTGCAGGTGCAGCAAAGCGCCGCCGCGCTGATCGCCGCCAAACCGCCCTTGCTGAAGCGCAAGGTGGAGGCCGCCTGCAATCTGCGCCAGCTGGCCCACCTGTGGTATGGCGACAGCCAGCGCGCCGACGAGCTGCTGCGGCTCAACCCGCAGCTGTCGCAACCGAATCACCTGACTCCGGGAACCCTGGTCTATGGCTACGCCCGCTAATCATGCCGTCAGCCTGCAAATCAACGGTCGCCGGAACGGCGACTGGACCCACTATTCCATCGATTCCGACCTGGCCATGGCCGCCGACGGCTGGCAGGTGTCGCTGGGCCTGCCCGGCGGCGCCTTTCCGCCGGAAGTGGAGCCGGGCGCGCTGGTGAAAGTGCAGGTAGGCGGCGAAACCGTGCTGCTGGGCCGCATCGACGACATCAGCCACAGCGTCGCTTCCGGCAGCCATCAGCTGGCGCTGTCCGGCCGCGACCTGGCCGGCATGTTGCTGGACTGCAGCGCGCCCTTGTTCACCGCCAAGGGCATGACGCTGCAGGACGTGCTGGACAATGTGGTGAAACCGCTGGGCATCGCCAATATCCGCGTCGATGCCAAGGCCCAGGGCCAGATCGAGAAGATCAACGTCGATCCCGGCAACAGCGCCTGGGATGTGCTGAGCCGCGCCGCGCAGGCCAACGGCCTGACCGCCTGGTTCGATCCGGATGGCACTCTGGTGGTGGGCGGCCCGGACTATAGCCGCCCCGCCTCCGCGCGGCTGATCCTGCGCCGCGACGGCAAGGGCAACAATGTGCTGAGCCTGAGCGAAACCCGCTCCCACGCGCAGCGCTATTCCGAGCTGACGCTGCTGGGCCAGGGGCACGGCCAGGCCTTGACGGCCGGCCGCCACGCCATGCGCCATCAAACCTTCGATTCCGACGTCTGCTACCACAAGCCGCGCATCCAGGTGGAGCCGGACGCCGCCAGCCCGGCCGAACTGGCCGCGCGCGCCGACAAGATGCTGGCCGACGCCCGCCTGGCCGGCTACACGCTGAGCGCCACCGTGGCCGGCCACCGCGACAGCCAGGGCGCGCTATGGACGCCCGGCCAGCGCATCGAGGTGGAAAGCGAGCCGCACGGCATCCACGGCACCTATTTCCTGATGGCGCGCACCTTCGAGGGCGGCCGCGGCCAAGGCTGCGTCACGCGGCTGACGCTGAAGGAAGACCAGTGCTGGATACCGGCGATGCGCGCCGGAAAACAAAGCCCCTAAACCCTTTATTGGCCACGGAAAAACACGGAAAAAACCATCAATGCCTCGTCATCTCCGGAAAATCGGCGAAATTACGGACAAATATAGGTTCTGATGGCGGTTCTATCGTGTGAAAAGCTCCATGTCTGATTTAATTTTTCCGTGCCTTCCGTGTGTTTCCGTGGCTATTGCTATGTTTTTCAGGATTAAAGGAAACTGCCATGTGGCATGAAGTGGATCAAAGAATACGCCGCGCCTTCAGCAATGTGCGCCAGGGCTTCCGCGCGGCGCTGACCCACGTGGACAGCGGCGGCGGCGTGCAGCTGGCCCAGGCCGACGCGCTGGCCGGCGAGCGGCTGCAGGACGCCGAGCTGTTCCAGCATTACGGCTACACCTCCAATCCGCCGCCGGGCAGCATGGCCATGGTGCTGCCGCTGGGCGGCCGCAGCAGCCACAGCGTGGTGATCGCCACCGAGCACGGCAGCTACCGGCTGCAATCGCTGCAACCGGGAGAGGTGGCGCTGTACAGCGACGAAGGCAGCAAGATGGTGCTCAAACGCGGCAGGATCATCGCCGTGGAGTGCGACACCTTCCAGCTCAGCTGCAAGAACTGGCAAGTCAACGCCAGCGAACAAGCCAGCTTCACCACCCCCGCCTTGAAAACCAGCGCCCAATTCACCGCCCAGGGCCAGATCAACGGCAACGGCGGCCTGGCCATCCAGGGCGGCAGCGGCGCCAGCGTCAACGGCGACATCCAGCTGTCCGGCTCGATGAACGCCAGCGGCGACGTCAAAGCCAGCGGCAAGAGCCTGGCATCCCACACCCATGACGCGCCCAACGGCCCCACCAGCCCGCCCAAGTAAGCCGCGCCACTGACCGGCGTCCTCTGCCGCCTCCTTCCCCCATCCAGGAAAATAGCCATGGACCCACTATTGGACCCCGTCACCGGCGACTACGCCGGCACCGCTACCGATACCCTCGCCAACGCCATCTACCTCAGGCTGATGACCCCGCTTGGCGGCTGGTGGGCCGATGCGACACTGGGCTCCCGCCTGCACGAACTGTCGCGCAGCAAAGACAGCAGCCGCATCGACCTGTTGGCCTGCCAGTACGTGGAACAGGCGCTGCAGCCGCTGCAACAGGACGGCCGCGCCAGCCGCATCCAGGTATCGGCGCAGCGGCAAGGCCCCGGCCGCCTGCTGCTGAGCATTGAAGTGGCCGAAACCGGCGGCCACATCCGACATTTCCAACATCAAGTGAGGATAGCCTGATGCCCCTGTCCACGCCCGACTTCGCCAGCATTCGCGACGCGCTGCTGCGCGACCTGCAAAACCTGCGCGCCGATGCCGCCACCGCGCCGGACAGCGACAACTTCGTCCGCGCCAGCGCCACCGCCGGCGCGGTGGAAGGGCTGTACCAGCACCAGAGCTGGATCGCGCGCCAGATCTTCCCCGACACCGCCGACAGCGCCTACCTGGAACAGCACGCCCGCCTGCGCGGCATCGTGCGCAAGCCGGCCACCGCCGCCAGCGGCTGGCTGCAGATCAACGGCGCGCCCGGCGCGCTGGTGGCCAGCGGCCTGCAAGTGCGAGTGGGCGACCAGCTGTACGTCGCTCAGCCCTTCGATGCGCAGGGCAAGCCGGCGCCGGACCGGCTGGACGCCAACGGCCAGGCCAGCCTGCCCATCCAGGCCAGCCAGCCCGGCAGCGCCGGCAATCAGCCCGCCAATCTGCCGGTGGAACTGATGCAGGCGCCGTCCGGCATCGCCAGCAAAGCCATGCTGCTGACGATGACCGGCGCCACCGACGAAGAAAGCGACCCGGCCCTGCTGGACCGCCTGCTGGAGCTGATCCGCCGCCCGCCCGCCGGCGGCAACCAATACGATTACCGCCGCTGGGCGATGGAAATCGACGGCGTCAGCGCCGCCTACGTCTACCCGCTTCGCCGCGGCGCCGGCACCGTGGACGTGGTCATCACCGCCGACGGCAGCCTGCCCTCGGATAAAACGCTGGCCAAGGTGCAGGCCCATATCGAAGATTTGCGGCCCGTCACCGCTAAAAACTGCCTGGTGCTGGCGCCCACCCCGCGCCCGGTGGACATCGACGTGGCGCTGGATCTGGGCGGCATGAGCGCGGACGCTTTCACGCCGCTGCTGCAGCAAACGCTGCAAGCCTATTTCGCCGGCCTCGCGCCCGGCGAGCAGCTGGTCAAAAGCCGGATCGAAGCGATGATTTCCGACCTACCCGGCGTGCAGGACCGCCAGCTCAACGCCCCGCCCGGCAACGTCAAACCGGTTTCCGACGCCAGCAAGGTGGAATGGCTGCGCCTGGGCCAATTGACGGTGAGGACGCTGAAATGATGCCGCAACCGCCCTACCAGGAATTGCTGGCCCGGCTGCTGCCGCCAGTCAGCTACTGCCCGGACGGCCCGCGGCTGCAAGCCGAACTGGCCAGCGAGGGCGCGGCGCTGGACCGCGCGCAAAGCTCTGCCCGCCAGCTGGCCGGCGCCGTCACCCCGCTGCAAGCCGAGGCGTTGCTGCCGGACTGGGAACGCATCTGCGGCCTGACGCCGCCGCCCGGCGCGCCCTACCAGCAGCGTCAACAGGCCGTGCTGGCCAAGCTGGCCGAAACCGGCGGCCTGTCCATCCCCTACTTCACCCGGCTGGCCGCCGGCATGGGTTACAAAATCCAGATCGCCGAGCCGCAGCCGTTCCGCGCCGGCGTCAACCGCGCCGGCCAGCAGCTGTGGAGCGAAGACATCCCCTGGGTGTGGCAGGTGACGGTGTTCGGCAGCAAGGTCCGTCCCTACCAGTTCCGCGCCGGCCAATCGCTTGCTGGCGAACGCCTCACCGCCTTCGGCGACCCCAGGCTGGAGGAAATGATCCAGGACCTCAAACCGGCCCACACCTTCGTTTACTTCGCCTACCAGCCGTAAACCATCGCGGCGCATGCCCACTGCCCGACCCTCTCCTCACCCGGCCCTGCCGCCAGCGGCAAGCCGCCTCCCATCCATTCCTCAGGAGCGCCCATGCAAGACCCCATCAAACCCATTCCCACGCCGGACCAGAAATTCCACGACGGCAACCCCGCCACCGGCGAGCTCGGCACCATCGTCAGCGCCGACTGGCTGAACAATGTGCAATCCGCCCTCCAGGCCACCCAACAGGAAGTGCTGTCGGTGCTCAAGGACACCGGCCAAGCCAGCGATCCGGCGAGCCAGGATCAGCTATTGCAGGCCGTGAAGAAAATCGCCTGGGGCGGCAACAGCAAGCCCACCACCCTGGCGGGATACGGCATTACGGATGGTTTGACGCTGCGGCCCCAGCTCGGCGATAGGGTCGATTTGAACAACATCACGGACGATGGTCTGTACCACAATCCTGCCGATGCCTACGCTGCCAACGGCATCAACTACCCAACAGCCCAGGCCGGCCTACTGTTCGTATATTCCGATGGGCAAATGGTCTATCAGCAATACCAGAGCTATGCCAATGCGGGCATTTGGTATCGCTGCCGTTACGGCGGGAACTGGCCATCCTGGCGCAAACTGAGCGATGCCGCCACCACGCTGGCCGGCTACGGCATCACCGACGGCGCCACCAAGGCCGAGCTGAAAGCGGCGGTGGATGGTCTGGCCAGCGGCGCGCCCGGCGCGCTGAACACGCTGCAGGAACTGGCGGCCGCGCTGGGCAACGACAACAACTTCGCCGCCACCATCACCAACAAGCTGGCCGGCAAGGCCGACAAATCCAGCTCGCTGGCCGGCTACGGCATCAACACGCTGGCGCTGTCCACCGCTCAAACCTCGCAGATCATCAAAACCACGCCCAATACCTACGACAATAACCTCTACACCAACGGGACGCTGGAACTGCGCTCCACCGGCGCCGACTTCCCGTCGCTGGGCCTGCACCGGCCCGGCAATAGCGCGGTGGCGCTGGTTCATAAGGGGTATGGCGACGATACCTTGATGTTGAAAGAAGCGGCTGGCGGCGAATATCGGGTGTGGCATTCAGGAAATGACAGCCAAATCATCAAGAAACGTCGCTACCGGGTTCATTCTGATGACGGCACCTCCCTCGACAACTCTGTAACAGCCGGAGAAATGGGTTTCAATTACCACACATCCAGCAGCGGCATCGACGGCCCGTATATCTCCTTCGGCGGCTTGAACACGACAAGCGACTATGCTTGCCAGTTAACAGCCGACTACATCAATGGAAACGTGATGCGTTTCCGTACTCGCAATGATGATAGCGCCAAGCGCTGGAACCCATGGTACACGCTAATCCATGAAGGCTATCTGACCGGCCAGGTCGCCTTCTTCGCCATGTCCGCCCCGCCGCAAGGATGGCTGAAAGCTAACGGCGCAGCAGTCAGCCGCAAAGACTATCCGTCCTTATTTGCGGCGCTTGGCACCTATTATGGCGCGGGCGACGGTTCCACCACTTTCAACCTGCCGGACCTGCGCGGTGAGTTTATTCGCGGATGGGATGACGGGCGCGGAGTAGACAGCGGACGCGGCTTCGGCACTCGGCAAAACCCCACTGCCATTCGCCATCTGATCGATAGGCTTAGCGGGCCTTACTCCGCGGGAACCTCCGCCATCGGGGCATGGAACATTGAGCCAGACTGGACCAACACGAACATAGAAGGCAATAGATCCCCTACCGATCTAAATAACTCTATCTTTTTTGTAGCCAATGCTACGTCTACAAACGGCGTAGGAGATAACGGTGCCTTCTCCACCCGTCCCCGCAACGTCGCCTTGCTCGCCTGCATCAAATACTGAGGATTCCACCATGACAGACACAAACAAAACCGTCTACGCCTACCACCCGCAAACCGGCGAATACCTGGGCCCAACCATGGCCGACCCGTCGCCGCTGCAACCCGGCGTCTGGCTGTTGCCGGCCTACAGCACCGAGCAACAGCCGCCGGTCACCGCCGAGCGCCAGGCCGCCGTCTTCAGTAACGGTAGCTGGAGCATCATGCCCGACTGGCGCGCCGTCAAATTGTGGAGCGTCCAAACCGCGCAGCCGGTGCAGGCCAAACTGGGCGACACGCCGGACAGCCTGCGCGCCACGCTGCTGCAACCGTGTGAATTCCCAGCATGGGACGGCAAGGGATGGAGCATCAACAAAACGGCTCAGGCCGCCGCGCTGGCCCAACAGACCAGCACGAGCTGAAACAGCGCCTGGCCGACGCCTATGCTGCCCGACGTCCCTTGGAGGACGCCGAATCGCTCGGCATCGCCTCTGCGGCTGAACTGGACAAACTGGCAGCCTGGAAACGCTACTGCGTAGAGTTGTCCCGCCTGCCGGATTTGGCAATGTGGCCGCGGCTGGTGGAAACCGACTGGCCCAAACAACCTGCCTAGATATCGTCAGGCTTTCCTCTGCTAAACGGTGGCGCATGCTGCCGTTTTGCGCTTTGCGCGCACTGAAATCCGTCCACTGATCCACCCAAGCCTCCTGCCGCACAATCGTCCCATTCTCAATCGGCGACATCTGTCATCGGCCCTCGCGGCCGATTTCTCATTACCAGCGGGAGGCGCTTTCCATGCAAGACCAGCTCAAACCCATCACCAGCCCGGACGGCCTGTTCCATGACGGCAACCCCGCCACCGGCGAACTCGGCACCATCGTCACCTCGGACTGGCTCAACGGCGTCCAATCCGCCGTTCAGTCCACGCAGCAGGAGCTGCTGACCCTTCTCAAGACCAGCGGCCAGAACCCGGACCCGACGCGCAAGGACCAGCTGCTGCAGGCGGTACAGAACATCGCCTGGGGCGGCAATCAAAAGCCAACTACATTGGCGGTGAGGTGCTCCCCGTAATCAGTGCCAGCGGCAATTTAGTAAAGTCCGTTTTCGAGAAGGAGAATGGACTTGAA